CTATAAGTAAAGAGATGGAAGCTTTACCTTCCGTACAAAACATCCAAACAAAACAAAAGCAGTTTGAAGGTGAACTTCAGAATATGCCTGAATATCAGACTGTGCAAACTGAAAGAGAGAATCTACTTAAGAGTGGTCAAAATAAAGCTGCACTCCAAGATCAACAATTGCAAGCACAGCAACAACAAGGTGTACTTTCTCCTGCACCAGCTACAGGTCAAGTAATAGATGTAGAGCGATCAGCTAAACCTGTTAGTTTTGAAAACCAGATGGCTCAGTTTACCGATAGTCCAGCTACTGATGTAGGTCGTAACTTAAATGATATGACTACACAGCAACAACAACAAAACGCAACTACAGACCCTATACCTAGTGATAGAGAAGCTACTCTTAACACTAATATGCAAAAAGTAACAGATATACAGACTGAGTTAAACACTCTATCTAATGACCCTATATTGTCTGAAGTAGGCGATGATGGTCAACCTACAGCAGCCGCTACAGCTGCACAACAAAAGATAACTGCAGCACAGACTAGGTTACAGGCAGCTAACGTAGAAGCACAAAATGCTCAAGCTCAAGCTAACTTACCCAGAGATATAGCTAAGAGAGACTTAACAAATAAAGCTATAACTGATCCAGCTTCCTTAGCTAAACAATCTGAGGTAGCTAAGGTAGACGTACAAGCAGAGCAATTTATTAAGAAAGGCACAGGTCAAGCTGGTGAAGCTGATCAAGCTAATACTACTGTAGCTGGTCCAGCTGATCAAACTGCAGCCCCTGATCAAGTAGATGTAACTACTGTAACTCCTACTATGGTTACAGATAAAGCTAAAGAAGAAGCTGATAAAGTAAAAGGTGCTACAGGGGAGGTATCTACTGAAGTAGAAGCGCAAGAAGGTGAGCTATCTGATGAAGCTAAGGCTGACGGTCAGAAGTTTGATCAAAAGAACATTGACACTATTGAAGGCGGTACACGTAAAGTCACAGCAGAAGAAGAAGTTATAGCTCAGGGTGGTGACGAAGAAGCCGTAAAAACTAAAATAGCTCAAGCTAATGTCCCAGATAACATTAAAGTTGCACAAACTAAAGTACAACCTGAAGAACTACCTGATGCTGCACAGATTAAAGAAGCAGATATGGCACAAGCTAAAGCTGCCGTAGATGAAGATGGCTTAGATGAAAGAATGGTTGCAGCTAGACTAGAGGCGTTCACTGTTGATGCAGGAACACTCGCAGAAGCAGCACAGGGTGACGTAAAGGCTCAGGACACCGTACAAGGCCAATTATCGAGTTTGATGGCTTCTTTCGACGACGGTACACCAGCGTGGGCTGCAGGAGCTATGAGAGCAGCTAATTCAGCTATGGCATCCAGAGGTATGGGTGGTAGTTCTATGGCTGGTGCAGCAATATTCCAAGCTGCAATGGAGTCAGCCTTACCTATTGCTATGCAGGATGCACAGACATTCTCTCAGATGAATATGGCTAACTTAAACAATAGACAGCAAGTATCACTATCTAATGCTGCAGCACAACAAGGTCTAAAACTACAGAACCTAAGTAATGAACAGCAAGCTGCCTTACAGAATAGTACTAACTCCTTTTCATTACAGTCTCAGAACTTATCCAATACACAACAGACTATGTTAGCTAATGCACAGATCAAGGCTTCTCTGCAAGGTCAGAACTTGTCTAATCAACAGCAGTCTAACTTAGTTCAAGCAGCACGTTACGCTGAGGTATCTAATCTTAACTTAAATAATAGACAACAAGCTGTACTACAAGATAACTCCAACGCTATGAGTGTAGAGTTAGCTAACCTTAATACTAAACAGCAAGCTTACTTAGCTAATGCACAGTTAGAAGCTGCACTACAAGGTAAGCAGATTGATAATAGACAACAAGCAGCTATAATGAATGCCTCTAAGTTTAGTGACGCAAATAACTTAACGTTTACCGCACAAGAGCAAGCTAAAGTACACAACTCTGAATTGATGAAAACTATAGGTTTAGCTGAGTTAAACTCTGCACAGGCTGCTACACTGCAGAATGCGGCAGCTACAGCATCAATGGATATGGCTAACTTATCTAATAGACAACAAGCACAGGTTCAGAATGCACAAAACTTTTTAGCTATGGATATGGCTAACTTAAGTAATGATCAACAAGCAGTTATGTTTAAAGCTCAGGCTGTACAGACTGCTTTGCTATCAGATCAAGCTGCTGACAATGCCGCTAAACAATTTAATGCTGCATCACAAAACCAAGCTGATCAATTTATGGCTGGTTTAACAACAGATGTAGCTAAGTTTAATACAGCCCAAGTCAATGCAATGAAACAGTTTGATGCAGGTGAGATAAACGCTACAGAAAAGTTTAATGCTCAAATGAAAAACCAGCGTACTGAGTTTAACAGTAAGAATGCATTAATTGTATCTCAAGCTAATGCTCAGTGGAGACAAAACATAGCTACTTTAGATCAAGCAGCACAGAATGACTCTAATATGTTGTTAGCTAAATCTCAGAATGCCTTTACGCAAAGCACCGTAGATCAGATATGGCAAAGAGAAAGAGACGTAATGCATATGGCTTGGAAGTCTAGTGAAAGTGAGCAAGACAGAATTTCTAGTATTATAGAGCAACAGTTAGCTAATGATGGGAGCCTTGATATAGCTAAACTAAAAGCTCAGGCAGAGGCAGGTGCAGGTATAGGTGCAGGAATATTTGGAATCATATCTGCTCTACTATAATATAAAAGGTATAAAATAAATGACAACATATAGTGACGGCTTATCTCAAATAAGAGAAAACATAGAGTGGTTTCTTCAGTCAAGTAAAAAAGATGATACGCCTACAAATAAAATGGGCTTAAGTGTAGACGTTAAAGATATAGAAGAGGCTACTGCATTATCAGGTCTTTCACCCTCTTACTTAGTAGGTGACAGGCAAACGTATAGGGCATCAAAGAAAGACATCCCTGTAGAAAAGCCTAAAGAAAAACCTAGAAGTATAATGGATCGGCCTCCTATGTCTTTTTTACAGAAAGAAAAGTCTAGTAAAGAAATAATACCACAGGATTTTGTTGAACAACAAAGCTTAGACAACTGGGTAATGGCGTTTCAAAAAAATCAAACAGAACCTACAGCAACCAATGAAGTACAAAGTTCTGTGTTTACAGATAAAATACTAGCTAAGAATGAAGGTGTAGAAGCTTCTGATGTAGTTACAGGCATTAAAACACAGTCATATGGAGTAGTACACTCCAAGGGTCTAAATAGAAAAGACTTTAATACTAATAAAGCATTTGCAGCTGCTGTAGTACAAAAACACTACGAAGAGTTAGACAGTAAATTCACTGCAGGTGGACATAATTTAAAAGAAGCCCCTAAGTCTGTACAGTACGCTTTTCTTGACTTACACTATAATAATGGTAATGTAGGTAAAGACACAGTTAGTCTTTTTGATAAAAATGATATGTCTAAATCTTTAAATAATACATTAGAATTTGTAGGTACTAAGACAAGTAAAGACGAAAAAATAGCACTTCCTTCTTTGGCTAGTAGAAGAGTTAGAATGTACAATGATGCTGCAGAAGAACTTAAAAAAAGTAAAATATATTCTGTAGATATGACTACCGTTAAGGGTGGTACTAATGTAGAATATAGAGATGTAAATGATAATTTAATACACTCCTTTTTAAATCCTAGAGCCTTAGCTAATGTAAGTAACAGGGGTGTTTCTACAAAAAGAAAAGTGCTACTTGGAATAGAGTAACCGATAAATGGACATACCAATAGTAAGGAATAACTAAATGGCATATAATGTAGCTATACCAGGCCAATCATTAACTGATGAACCCAAAAACTTTGCTTGGGAAAGACCACCAGAAATAGTAGACCCAAGTGAAGCAGTAAAACACCACTTAAAATACTTAAATGCAGAAGACGCAATAGAGTCTACTTTATTTGTATTAGAGTCAGGCTTACCTATTACTTCTCTTGTGTCTACATTAATGACTAATGCAGTAGGTAATGGTATACACAGTATTGATGTAGGTTTAATTATATCCCCAGTAATACATGAGTCCATTAAAGCTACAGCAGAAGAAGCAGGTGTTAAATATAAAGAAAAGTATAGTGATGAAAAACAAAAAAGTGAAGCACGTAAACAAAGAGAAACATCTCTTATAAGAAGTGCTTTACAAGATGCGTTACAAGATGATGACCCTAATATGGATGAAGAATTAATAGACGATACAATGCAAGCAATGGGTTCTCCTGAAGCAGAGGAGTTTGAAGCTGCTGCAGCACAACAAGAAACTGCACAGGCTGAACCTGAAACGGATGTACCTATGCAAGAAGAACAAGAACAACCACAGGAAACACCTAACCCTAGTCAAACAGGTCAAGGTCTAATGAGTAGAGGGGCAGTGTAATATGTCATTTTTAGCAGGTTTAGCAGGTGGGTTTGGTCAAGCATTAGCTGACGATCAAAAAGACAAAAATGAATGGCTTCGTGATCAAAAGCTAATGAACAAAAGATACGCTATGACTACAGGTACAGCCGCTTTAAAAAAGGCGCAAGCTGAAAGAGATACCGTACTTCGTCAGGCAGATTACATACAAAAAAGAGGCATAACTAAAAATAGCCTTATGTATTTGTGGGATGAAGGTGGCGTAAATGCTATATCTGATATATATAATTTAATACAAAACACACATAAAGATGCAACAAAAGAAGAAATTAACAATATGGCTAATGCAGCTAAAAACTACGCATCAGCTGAAAATAAACCTTTTGCTGAAGTCTTGTCTAACGCTAGAGGTTTGTATAGCCAAGAAATGCCTAAAAGAAAAGAAAGAACAGCATTACAAAAGATATTTGGTGATCCTACAAATGAAGCTTTTTATGATGACGGCTCAGTGTATGAAGGTAAATATACAGTAACAGATATGTATCGTATTCAAGGCTCTGGTTTTGAAGGTGGTACAGGGTCTGTTGTGTTTGACGAAGATGCTGCACCAATGAAAACATCTCCACAGTATGATGCTGCAATAAACAATAATATTCTTAAAGCAAGAGAGATAATATCAAGTAAGGCAGATATTCAAATAGGAAATGTGTTTACAGATGCTACTAAATCAACTACGTATAAAGGAATTTTAATATCTTCAGGATCGGCAAATGATTATTCTGATATGTTAAACAATCCAGATCTTAAACCTTACGCTATTAATATTTTAAAGCCTTATATAGATGCAGAAATGGAGCAAAAAGGTGCTGTATTAAATAATAGGTTTGTTAGTCCTGATATAAAAAATAATATAAGACAAATAATGTCAGGTGATTTTGACGAAGAGCCACAGGAAAGTACAGAACAACAAATAAAAAACCTAATAAGTACAAACCCTGAATTAAAAGATAAAACTGTGGTAAAATGGGATGAAGCAAAAGATCTATACAACAACAATAAATTGCCAGAAGGAGATTTTCTTTTTGTAGAAAAAAATGGTCAGGTTGTAATAAAAAATACTCAAAGTTTAGATGGTTCTAGCAGTGGATCAGTGGAAATGCCTACGGATGTTGAACTTATAGCATACATAAGAGATAAAGATAAAATACCTGAAGGTAATAAAAACTTTAATATTCCCAATTCTGAACTTCTTAAAAAAGCAAAGCTAGAAGCAAAGGTTATAAAAATAGGAAGTGACAACAGAGAAGCTGCGTTTCAAGGTAAAACAGAACTTACGTATGAAGAGTGGAGGAGGAGCATTGGTATTTTTAAATTTGATGCTTTTTATGAGCGAAACCCAGGTATACCTAGAAATGATTCTGCTTGGCTTGCTGCTCCAGTCTCTAGATGGCTTACAAAAACAAATAAATAGGAATATATATAATGGGTAATGGCTCTCCATACACACGTTCTTTTGAAGATATCTTTGGTGAAGAAAAAGAAGAAGAGAAAAACGTACAACAACAACAACAAAAAGTAAACTCTACATACTCACGTTCTTTCGAAGATATTTTTGGCAAAGAAGAATCACAATCAACAAACGTAAACGCAGCTCCTTCTGCTAGGGGTGTGTATGACTTAGCTGACGATAATAACTTTGCTGTTGTAGGTAAGTATATGGACCAGCGTTTTGGTATGACTACAGAAAACCATGAACGCCAAGAGATAGTTGACGCTTATATAAACAATATGCGTAAGTTTAATTTTGGTCAGTCTGTTACTACACTTGGTGAGTTGTCCTATTTAAATGCAGCTAAAAGAGATGAGAACTCAGAGCGTTTAAACACTGCAGCTTCCGCGTATCAGTTATTTGACAATATGAAAGGTGCTTTTGCTAAAGGCACTACAGGAATGCAAAAACTTGATGCTGTATACGATTACGGTAGAGCATTAATATGGGACCCAGTTAACCTAGTGTCTTTTGGTATTGGTAAATTAGCGGCACAAGGTGGTTTAAAGGTTGTAAATCAATCTATTAAACAGATGGCTTTAGAATCTGCTAAAAATATATTAGGGACAAAAGCACTTAAAAACCCTAAACTTTTACAAGAGACCGCTATACAACAACAAAGATTAATACGGCCTGGGGTAATGAAACAACTAAGGGGACAAGAAGCCATTAAAGAAGCTTCAAAAAGAGATATGTTAGGTACTTTTGGAGCAGAGACTGTAGCGTCAGGTCTTATAGATGGTGCTTATCAGACTTCTTTGCGTAGAGTAGACTTACAAGATCAACATAGTTGGCTACAAACAGGAATAAACGCAGTAGCAGGTGCAGCAGCTTTTGGTGGTATATATGGGGCTATGCGGTATGTATCTAAAAAAGGTGCAAGAACTGGTGATAACATAGGTTTAGCAGCTAAAGCATTTGATGGAATGGCAAAAGAAAAAGCTGATGCACTAGCTTTACTAGGTATAGATACAACAAAAATAAATGCAAAGAAAATGAAAGAACTAAAAGCTAACCCTGATAAATTTATAAATGACCTAAAAGTATCTAGAGAAGCCCAAGAAAAGTGGACTCAAAAAGTATTAAATGGTAGTATATCAAGAGAAACGGCAGCAGGGAGGGAGATCACAGATGATGTATCTATACTTAACTCTTTTCTTTTTGGTGAGCTAGACGAAACAACAGGTCAGGGCTTTAAAGGTATACAACAGATTTTAGAAGAATATGAAATTAGAATGCCTCAAGATAGAGGTGGTGCAGTTAACTTTACAGATTGGTTAACTAACACAATAGATGAATTACCTAAAAACGCCCAGGATGAAATAAATGGAATATATAGAGTAACACTGGGTGCTATTAAAGACTCTTCTTACACAGGTAAAAACTTTACAGGAAAAGGACAAGGTGGAGAAATATTAGCTAAGGAAATGAGTGAGTGGGCAAAAAGAGGCCACACCTTAGCTATGCTATCTAAACAACTAAAACAAGTGGCAGACGTAACAGATGAAGATGTAGTTATGCAAGCCGCGAAGATGCACTTAGATCCTGCTTTACCTGAAGGTGCTTTTACAAAAGGGCTGTTAGGAGCGCAAGGACTACAACAGTCTTTTATTAAAGCTCTTGTAACACACCCAGCTACTGTAGGATTGAACGTAGTAGGTTGGCAAGCTGCTTCTACATTACAATCTTCTGCAGATATAGTAAGGGGTACTTTGTATGGTGGGGCTTCGTTCTTTAACAAAGTAGCAGGTAGAGATGTTCAAGCTGCAGAGTACGCTAATATAGGCAAACTTATGATGTCTTTACAGCGTCAAAAAGTAATGAATTTAGTAGATCCTAGAGCTACAATGGATGAAATGTTAGACTATATAGCATTTAACCCTAAAGCAGGTAAAGAACTATTTAGATATATATCAGGTGGTATAGAAGATGATGCTGTGCTTAGGTCTTTGTTGGATGTAGGTCCGCTAACCGAACAAACAAAAAAACAAATAAAAGAAGGCTTCGGACAAAAAAGTAAAGTATCTCGTATTGATAAAGTAATAGATGGTTTTCAAACTATATATGGCGTTAAAGCGCAAGACATATTAACTAAGTCAGTTGAGTTTATGTATAACATAGATAAACAAATAAGAATAAACCACGGAGTAACTTACAAAGAGTTTATATCTAGCCCTAGACTCTGGGAAAAAATGGAAATAGTAGACCCTAAAAATCCTGCTGCTGGATGGGCTGCTATGCAAGGTGCTGCAGTAAATGATACATTAAAATCTGTGTACGCTAAATCTTACGGAAAAGACTTAGACTCTAAATCTGGTGTAGTTAAAATTATACCTTTTTTAGCTAAGGGTATTGAGGAGATGCGTAGGATACCTGGAATAGGTGCCCTTGTTCCTTTTGGGCAATTCTTTAATAACACACTAGCTCATATGTTTGATTATACTGGCATCAGTCTTATACATAAACCTTTTGCTAAGAGCAGCACAAGCTATATGGATCTAACAACAAAAGCGGCAATTGGTTTATCCGTAATTGGGGCTACAGCAACAGCGCAACGCAAGAACGTCGAAGAAGGATTAGCGTGGCATGAAGAGCGTATTTCTGACGGCACAGTAAGATCCAGACTATATGATTTTCCTTTTAGTTTTTACAAAGCTATAGGTGTATTAGGTGTACACGTATCTAACGGTGACGGTGTACCTAAAGACTTGTTTAAGGATATAGTTACACAATTTGGTCCTTCTGGATTGTTGAGAGGCGTAGGTGATGTAGGAAAAGGTATGTACGCTGCGTTTGAGGAGCTTTTTACTAATGAAAATGTTGATGTATCAGCTGCACTTACAAAATCTATAGGCGGTGCTGTGTCTATGTACGCTTCAGGTTTAACACGACCTTTAGATCCTGTTAATCTAGTAGTAGGTATATCTAGAGGAGAAAAATACGTAGAGCGAGACAAAAACCAAGGCACTAAATCTTTAAACTACTCTATGCGTTACTTAGATCAGATATTTGAAGGACTAGGAGCACCTTTCCCTAAATTGTTAGGCCAGGAAGTACCAGAAGAGAAAAACCAACCGCTAACTTCTGAAAAAGGTAGAGCACCTATAGGTAGATTGTTTGGCTTTAGAGAATCAAATAGACAAAGTTCTATGCAGAAAATGTTTAATGAAGTAGGTATGCCTCAATGGAGAACCAACATTAAGTCTTACGTACCTAAAGCGGACAACGCATTTGATGGTGCTATATCTGACATAATAGAGTCCAAAGCAGCTACTTTAATTGATTCACCTGTATGGAAAACGTCAAGCTTAACTGATAGAAAATACCTTATAAGTAAAATACTAAGTGGATCTAAAAAAGAAGCTACTCAAAGATTAGAAAACTCTTATAGCTTAGAAGACAATAGAATGGCATTGCTGTATAAACTAACTAAAAGAGGTGGAACAGTAAGCAAAAGAAATCTACAGGAGTACATGGCAGATTTAAACATTGAAATTCCTGTAGAAGAACTTACTTTAAAACAACTGAGANTAATTAATTCTTATGCTGAATCAGATAGAAAACAACAAAAAGATTTAAATNTATATGTAAATTAAACCTACATCAACCCGTGTCTGTCTTTACAAAGGATACACCAGGATCTAGCTTCAATAAGCCTACGCAACGAACTGTCACGTTCATCTGAGTTGTGTAGGTTTTTTATTATAAACGCCTCTGTTTGTTCAAAGATTGCATTTAGGTTCTTATCAAACTCTTTACGCACATCTAACCTGTATGATTCTGCTTCTTGCTCAATGTTCATTTAAACTTCTTTCTAAGTACTCTATTGCTCTTTGTAAACAATTTACGTTATCACCAAATGATCCTAAGCCTCTATTACATCTGTGGCATAACCAACCTCTAAACTCGTTACTTGTGTGACAATGATCTATAACCCAAGGTTGATTTCGCTTACCGCCATAGTTTTTTACTTGTTCAGATTTTTGTCTACAGATAGGACAAACGTAGTCGTGTGGTGTTGGTGGGTTTTCTTTACGTAACTTATTTCTAATTACTACCATCCCGTTCATACATTTCCTGCACTCAGGTCGAATAAGACCACCATTAACTGTACCAAAAGCATCTAAGGGTTTTATCTCGTTACACTTAGTACATTTTTTATTAGACCCTTCTTTTATTTTATTTGGTAAACACTCAAATAACTTTAACTGCATTAATTTATGTCCACTATCTCACACACTTCACCTGTACAAGCGAAGGTCTGGCTAGACTTAGTGGTGTCCTCTGCCTCAAACTCAGACAGTTTAGCCCAATCAATCGTTTTAGGCATAACATCTTTCAATGCTTTGTATTCTTCCTTACCACACTCTTGATACGGTGCTTGTTGGTAAGTATGATCTGAGTGAGGCAGGAACGACACGCCACTCATCTCATTGAAGTTCCTGTATACAAACGCCCCTACGTCTAGCCATTCCTCGTCTCGTACTGTTATAGTAACAGATGGTTTATGTTCCGTCCAGTATCTTTGATAAACTAACCACAAATCTAACTGTTCTATAGCTGTCATATCGTTCCGTGTAACAGACTTGTTAGGTGCTTGAACAGGAAAGCTAAACACTGTAGTATTTTCTGGTTTCATAACACACGGCTCTGCTGGTATACCTTGCTCTACCATAAACTTAGTTAGTGGATCTTTGTTATCACCACGCACTGTACGTATGTAGTAATTAGAATGTCTAGCGTGTATACCTGATGCACTATCTACTAACTGAGATACTGTACCTGAAGGTTTACAACAAGTAATAGCTGTACTCTGAGGTATACCTAGAAGACCTGCCCATTCTTTGTTAGTCTCAATAGCTACGTCTTTAAGTGTTTCTAATGTTTCTTCTAATCCTTTATTAGCTAAAGTCATAAGTGGGTTATCCATTATGCCTGTAAGACTAACACCTAATAATCTTTCTTCTTCACAGTTATTCTGCCAAGCCTTACGCAAGTACGGGAACTTAGTGTAGTTAGACTGTATTGTACCTATAATAGTAGCCACCTTAACCTTCTGCATAATAGAGTTTACATCATCTGTAGAACGCACTACTACCTCGCTAAGGTTACAAAATTCCTGTGGCCTCAAGCTGATCTCACTACAAGGATTTGTACCAAACTCAAAGTTAGGATCACGTCTACCACTACGCACAGCTAAGTTTTTACACGCTTGTCTGTTAAACACACCACGTTCCCCTGACTTACTCTCAACTAGAGCTACCCACTCACGCATGAATGTCATCATATCGGGTTTCTCTGTATAACAAACTGAGTTGTTAGCTAAGGCTCTGTGTGGACTACTTTCCCACCAGTTACCACTCTTAGCGTGTCGCATTCTATCGTCAGATAAATTAGATAAACTAATCATGGCTGACCTACGTACACCACCTACAACTACTACTTCCCCAATCTTACACATTAAATCGTGGCACTCTATAGAGGCTAACCTTCTACCTTGCGCTCCTTTAAATATAGCCACAGTAAAGTTAAACAAATCAATGAGAGGAGCAGGACCAGATGCACGACCACCAAACGTTTTAAGTCTAGCACCAGCAGGTCTAACAGCAGACACATCCCACTTAGGTATTTCACCAGCATATAGGAGTACAATAACTTGACGAAGAGCCTTAGCCCAACCCTCTTTACTATCCTTGACGAAGACCGTAGTTCCACTATCAGTGAGGTCAGGAACATCAGGCAACCGCTGAACGAACTGCCTCTCGACACTGAACCCGACTCCAGTACCACAGAGGAGGATGTACATAGCCTCATCAAAGGCCTGTACAGTATCTACGGGTAAGTAACTACAGTTATACATACAAGTATTATCTCTAGCTGCAGCTGGACCAGCAGTCATCATGGATCTCATACTAGGCATAACACTAAGGTCTAGTATAGATTCTTGTATTGTGTTGTATACACTATCGTCTTCTATGTACGGCTTAATGATGTTAGTCATATAGCGGTCCACAGTCTCACCCCAAGTTTCTCTTCTGTTCTCAACTTCTAGCCAACGAGCATAGCGTGATGTATGAATAAAGGCTTGGTAATCTGTAGGTAAATAGTTATTCATGTCTAGTCCTTTTTTGCTATAATTAAATCGGATAGGTCTGGTTCTTTGTAGTCTGGCCCTTTTAGAACCTTACCATCTTCTCTAAATATAGGCTTACCATCACGCCCTAACTTACTCATATTACTTTTGTGTACTCTAGTAAAAGCTTCACCTACTACTTCAGCAGTGTACAAATTAAAGTACCTAGTGATACTTTCCCTAGTTTTATCTATCACTTCGTTTATCTTAGCTAACTCTTCTTCAGATATAAGATCACCTGCAAACTTAGGTGTAGTTAACATCATGCCATTGTATACATACATAACGTCACACAACTCTTTTAAGTGTGCTGGTGTTCCGTAGTCTTCTGCACGTAGTTCAACTAACTCTTCTTGTATTAAACTCATCCACAGACGTAGATCTAAAGATCCTTTAAACGTATGGATAAACTCTTTAAGCATTCCTTCTTCAGGAGTTATTCTTATTTCAAACTCACTCATCATTACCTTCTTTCGGATAGTATACATCTACGTGGCAATTACATTTAGGACAGCTTAGGTTAGTAACCATAGACCACGTTTCATCTTCATGCCCTATGTCGTGATCACCACCCCATATTAGCTGCGTTCTACAATGCCAACAGTTCATTATCTTTGCCTCACTAAAACATTAGTTGCTTTTACGTCGTCTATATCGTGTATCATATTATGAATCATATCATATATATCTTCTGTATGAAGGTCTTCTGCTGCACTTAAAAGGTTATTAGGTTCGTCTACCTCTACAACTAGAGTGACACTAAACGTCTTCATTTATGAACCTCTTTATATTTTTTTATTAATCTTTGAAGATACCATTCGGCTTTTTCTAAATCCTCTAAGCCATTCTTATATTCGAACCGCCACAAGTATTTAAGTATAGCACCTGCATGATACGCATACTTTTGATCCATTGTAGTTATTAAAGCTTCAATGGCTTCTATGCATTCCATCGTACCGTTTTGATTATAGTGTGCAGGTTTTTGTACTGGGTCATGCTTACTGTTAACATAATCGCCTTCTTCGTCGTACTTAACCCCATCCCATTCTGTAGTACTCCATTTAGCCATTATGCAGAACCCTTACTAGGAGAAAATATACTTATCACGTTGTTGCCTCTTTCTAGTTTTTCTTTTATCTCTAAGTCTTCTCTTACAAAGTTTAAAAACTCTTCATCATTATTCAACAAATGAGTACAGTGCATTAATAAGTGAATCATAGTCATAAAATAATTCTTTGTTTCTTTAGGATCTCTATTACTAGGACTAACCACTGCATTCATTTCAAATCTTTCATCCCATTCATCGTGTGTATTATGCTTAGATGCAATAAAAGCTAACAAATAAGTGTGGTCACTTTCTTCTTTACTTTTCATATTGCTTTTTTCCTTTTGTGTTTTAACTTTATAAAACGTGTCTTAGTACAAATACCTTTTTCGTTTAACCATGATGCAGGTATATCTTTATGAGACCATAAAAACTTATTTTTATCACACCAATCTGCGTAAGTAGTCTTAGACCCTTTATACAATTTTGTACGGGCATTACTAAAAACAAAACGTATATCTAATTCAGGGTGTTGTCTTCTAACACACTTATGTTTGTGTCTATCTTCAGAGTCAAACAAACCTTTAGCTTCAATCAAAATACCATTGTCCAACAAGAAATCAGGTGTGTAAGTCCTATAACGTAGGTCTTCCCATTCAACCTTTAACTTTTCATATCTGACTTCTTGTTGGATTTTTGATAAGCTGTCTACAAGTCTGTCTTCTAAACCGCTTCTATAGGTGTTCCACTTAGGATTGAACCTAGGCTTCATCAGTAGCGTCTTCTTCTACCTCATCTTCTGGTGCTTCTTCGGTGTCATCTGCAGACGCAAGTAAAGACGCTTTAAGCTCCTGCCTTTTAGCTTCTCCGATATTTAACACACAAGCTAACTGGTGGTTTATCTGGATTGCCTGTGAGTTAAGTGTGTCTGATGTGACACGGTTTATTTGTATTAAATTAATTAAACCTTTTTGTTCATCTGTCATATCGTCTATTGAATATATAACGTCATCTACTGTTACTGTATTTTCTTGCTCTGCCATTTTATTACTTTCCATCATTAATTAAAATATAATCTACTAAAGGTTTATCTTTAGCTTGTGATACCCTTGAAGGTATTCTTTTTAGTTGAGGCCAACACTTTGTTTTAAAATTACACCAGCCACATGATTTGCCTAATTTAAGATTGCCTGATGCCTTTTTTCTATAATATTCAGGTACAGAAGTAAAGCACCTTTCAAAAGGTTCGTCGTTATTTATGTATGCTACCTTCTCTTTTATGTCTTGTAGTATTACTTCTTTGTTTGCAGATGAAACAGATACATACTTAAACGCGCCATCCTTTTTATTGACAACCCAAAAACCCCCTACATCTTTTCCTGCTGCAATAGCATACCCTACAAGTTGAGGTATGTAACCAAAGTCGTCACTCTTTTCTAACTTATCAAAAGATTCAAACCTCCCATTGTATGATACATCTGAAGCAGACTTAACGTCATCTACACTACCGTTAAGTATCATATCATATTCACCTTTAATAATCCCAAGATCGCCTAAATCTAATTCAACATTGTCGTTATCGTTAAACTCAACGTCAGCAGACCTAAGTAAGCCTTTAAATACAGCTTCTATAATGTCACCTGTAATCATGTTAATTAAAAAGCTAGGAGGGTAAGGTGCCTTAGCATCAGGATCATTCTTTTGAAACCACAGCTGACATTTAGGTTTACCTATATTTGACATCCGCAATCTAAATATATCTCGTGGACCACCTGAAAACTGTTTAAACATTGCAGACTTTACATCAGAGGCGACCTTATCAGCCACCTCTTCTGAAATTGTAGTGCTTCCAGCTAATGCATTCTGTAAAAATAACGATACTTTTAGCTCAACTGGATGCATTATACGGACTCCTCCACATTTACCATAGAATTAATAAGATCTGAATCATCCATAGTAAAATCACCAGAGGAAAGATTGACGCTATTCCACTCACTAAGAACCCATTCATTCTGTTTATTAATCCAATCCATAAAGTTCTTGAGTGTCTCATTGTCACCTTCTTGTATTTCGCATGGCTTGTCTTCCATAGCTTCAAATACTGCATAAGGTTTACCACTAGACCCAATACGTTCTACACCTGTAAGTGTAACAGTACTCTGTATAGGTAATAAATTCTTACGAGAGAGACTGCTATTAACGTCATTGATAGACTTAATAGACTCACCAGATCTAATCTCATAGACAAATGGATACCATTCATCTGTATGATCAGGGCTTACATTACCTTCACTATCTACTGGGTTATTTAGTTTTAACGTACCTAGTAAAACCTGCGTTCTTCTCGATGTACGCATTGCTTGTTGAATATTAGCTGGCAACGAATGAAAGTCTGCTACGTACCCTGCAGGTCTACCACAATTAAAGCCACCCTTACTATCTTTAAGGTCTGTTTTTAGGTCAGTAGCCATGACGCTTTTTATGTAATTCTTTTCTTCGTCTAACCACTTACACCAACGCTGACGCACAGCAAATGTACGTATTGTTACCGCGTCACTATACACAATATTATCTTCACTAAGTCTAAGTTTAAATGAAGTACCTGGTACTATCTCTGTCTTAACTTTCTTTCCGTTAACTTCTACAACGCCCATAATAGCGTCATTTAATACGCTGAGGTTAGCTAAAGAAGATTGTGATGATGAGGCAGATGAACCACCTAATTGTGGTATGCCCATCATTTCTGCTATTGATGTACCTTCATTAGGTACGAGTGCTATGTCTGACATTTGTATATCCTTTTACTGTCAAAAAATGAAATTAAGTTATACCATTAAACGTCTTTTGTGTCAAGCCAATTCGGGCCAATTTTAGCCTCTAAAAGTAATGGTACATTCATAGTTACACCATACGCTTCCTCTATAATATCATTAAGATCACGGTTAAGTGTGTCTATTATAGATGTAACATATGGTACTTCTTCTGGGTGTACATCAACTACTGTTGAGTCATGCACCGTGTTAACTAGACAAGACTGTAATTTACTTAGTCTTTCTTCTAGCTCTACCAATACAAGTGGCACAATATCCCCTGTGCTGAAACCTTGTACTGGGTAATTCTTAATCATAGTGAAGCTAGACACCCCACCATTCTTTCTACGCTCTACACCAGGAAAAGCATACTGCCTACCGCTAGGTGTCGTAATCTTCTCAAAGCGTAATGCTTCTTCAGCTAACTCTTGATGCCATGCAGCTATACCTTCATACTTCTCTATAAATTGTATGTAGTACGCTTCTTCAGCCTTACTTCTACCGTACCCTGTGGCCCCGAAGAGAGGTGCAAACGTATGCTGCTTTGCCTCCACACGGCTTGTAGGCTGTCCTGAGTCTGTGATAACCTTAGCGGTGTAGGAGTGTACATCAAACCCTTGGTTGATCTCAGTAATAGCTACAGGGTCCTGTGAGAGGAATGCAGCTACGCGGAACTCTAATTGAGCAAAGTCTGCCTCTAATATTTGACCTCCATCCCATCTAGAGATAAACACTTTCTTAACGGGAAATGTATTACCTCTAGGCATATTCTGCATATTAGGATTACGCCCTGAGAACCTACCTGTAGAGGTAATATGTTGTGTGAGATT